TGGAGATGTTTTATCTTATTACCAAAACACACAATTACAAGAAAATTTTCTATTATTAGCAAAAGAAAAAGAAAATCTATATAATTTATCATATTCTTTAGGTTATAGACCTACATGTACAAATACGGCAGCTGTAGAATTAGAATTATTTCATTTAGTTCCTTCAAACCCAAGTGATGATCATCAACCAGATATGAAATATGCTCTTAATGTTCAAGAAGGATCAACCTTTATATCTAACGAAGGACCTGAATTCATAATAGAAAAAGATTGTAATTTTAAATTAGATACAGAATTTTCTCCTTTAGAAGTAACAGTTTATTCTATTAATACTGCTACAAATAAACCTGAATATTATCTTTTAAAAAAGAAAGTAAAAGCATTTTCAGGAACAATAAAAACACAAACTTTTAATGCTAGTGGGTATGAAAAATTTAAAGAATTTATCCTAAATGATGAATATATAGTAGGAATAGAATCATGCACAGATACTAATGGAGATGAATGGACAGAGGTACCTTATTTAGCTCAAGATACTGTTTTTGACGCTGTTGAAAATATAGCAAGCAATGATCCTAAATTACATGGGTATAATGAAACATCACCTTATTTACTAAAAGTAAAAAAAGTACCTAGAAGATTTGTAACAAGATTAAAATCAGATAAATCATTATGTCTTCAATTTGGGGCAGGAGAAAATTCAGCAATAACAGAAGAAATAATACCTAATCCTGATAATATTGGTTTAATGATTAAAGATGGAAGATCTAAATTAGATTTTGCTTATGATCCTTCTAATTTTTTATACACAGGGACTTATGGAATAGTTCCTACAAATTTAGGCCTAACAGTAAATTATAGGTGTAATGAATTTGGTATAAAATCAAATGTATCAGCTAATACTATTGAAGAATTAGGAACTTTAAAAGTAAGAACAGAACCAAGTTTAAATGGTCAAATTCAAGCATATGTTAGGAATTCCTTAGCAGTAACAAATCCTCGTCCAGCAACAGGGGGAGGATCAGGAGATACTATTCAAGATATAAGACAAAATGCTATGGCTTCTTTTTCTGCTCAAAATAGAACAGTAACTAAAGAAGATTATTTAATTAGAACTTTATCTATGCCCGCTAAATTTGGTAGAGTAGCTAAAGCCTATATAACACAAGATGATCAAATTTCACCTTTAACTTCTAATCCAGGTAGAATACCTAATCCTATGGCTTTAAATTTATATACATTAGGATATACTAAAAATAAAAAGCTAACAACACTAAACAAAGCATCTAAACAAAATTTACAAACATATTTAGAACAACATAGAATGTTAACTGATGCTATTAATATTAAAGATGCTTTTCATATTAATATAAGTGTAGATTTTGAAATAATAGTATTTAAAAACTTTAATAATCAAGAAGTATTAAAAAATTGTATAGATGAACTAAAACAGTTTTTTAAAATAGATAAGTGGCAAATAAACCAACCAATAATAATATCTGAACTTTATAATACTATAGGAGCAGTAGAAGGAGTACAATCAGTTCCTGATTGTAAATTACATAACGTAGCAGGACAAGATTTAGGATATTCTCCTTACAAATATGATTTAGATGATGCTACTATAAAAGGAATTATATACCCATCATTAGATCCAAGTATATTTGAATTAAGATTCCCTAATCAAGATATTAAAGGAAGAATAACACAATATTAAAATGGCATATTACTCTATATTTCCCGAAAAAGATGCAACAATATATAGTCATCCTGACCGAATTGGATTAAATACAGGTAGAGATGAAATATTAGAATTATTAGAAGAAAAAGATTCCGCAAAAGAAATATACTATCCATCTAGATTTTTAATTAAATTTAAAAATACAGAAATTAAAGATGTAATAGAAAACAAAACAAATGGAATNCCTTTTAANACACATTTAGAGGTATTTGCCNCAGAACATAAATCTTTACATGCTAANCATATAGTACAAGTTTATGCAGTTTCTCAATCATGGGACGAAGGTACAGGTAGATTTTTAAATAATCCAACTTCATCTAATGGAGTAACTTGGGATTTAAGAACAGATACAGGTTCAAGTGCAAGAGCAATATGGGCTACTTCAAGTTTTGCTACTAATTCTACAGGATCTAGTTGTGATTTTATGGTTTCAGGAGGAGGAACTTGGTGGACAGGAACAAATTATGTAGCAGAAACATCTTTTTCAAATGCCGATAATTTAGATTTAGACATAAATGTAACTAATTTAGTTAAATTTTTCTCTGCAAGTTATTATCAAGGAGCTACTTACCCAACGGGAATAGAAAATGAAGGTTTTATAATAAAAAAACCAATCGCCACAGAATGTGATGGTTCAGCTAGCTTTGGTGAACTACAATATTTTTCCGTAGATACACACACTATATACCCACCTAAACTAACATTTAAATGGGACGATTCATCTTATTCTCATAGTGGTACTATATTAAGTAGTAGTTTATTTTTATCGTTATATGATAATCAAGAAGAATTCCAAAGAAAATCAAAACAACGTTTTAGATTAACAACAAGAAAAAAATACCCAGATAGAGCTTTTGTAACAAGTTCAAATTATTTAGATACACAATATTTACCTGAAACAAGTTATTATAGTTTACGTGATGCAACTACAGATGAAGTAATAATCCCTTTTGATACTTCATATACAAAATTAAGTGCAGATGGAGAAGGAATGTACTTTGATTTATATATGGAAGGATTACAACCAGAACGTTATTATAAACTACAATTTAGAGTAGATAGTAATGAAGGTATAAATATATATGATAAAGATTATTATTTTAAAGTAGTTAGATAATGTTAAATAAAAATACATTAAAAACACATGAAACTGCAATTTCTCCTAAAATAGTTAAATTTAAAGGAGTAACAGAAGCAATGATTTTACCTGATGGAAAGGTAGGCCATCGTCATCAGTTTGTAATATACGAGGATGATACTGTTGAAATATTTGACTTTATCAGAAAAGATCCCCAAACGGGAGAAATAACAAAACATACCCACACATATGAGGGAGAATACCCTCATGGTTATATGTTAGAAGAACCATATAATGGAAGTCAACATAAACATAAAATATCAAGTGTATCTCATCCTATTACTATAAAAAAAAGAGTATATAGTAGTAAATCAGTAAATAAAGTTATAGATAAAAGCTTCTCTGAATTTCATAAATCTTCAAAATCAGAAGAAGTAGATTTAAAAAAGTTTTGGAAAGACCATGAAAAAGCATTCTATAGTATTCCTAAAGAAGGAGCAACAGATTCACATGAGTATTTAATAAAGTCAAGTTTAGATTATTATAGTAATTATCAAGATGAAAGAGATGAAGAAATAATAGAACTTACAGAAAGAATAGTTGAACTAGAACAAGAATTAGCAGAAGCAGATGATTTAAATAAAGAACACCCAATATTTAAAAATGGTACTTTCTTAAAACAACCAGATGATAAATCAGTTTATTATATGGATCAAGGTAGAAAAAGAAAAATTAAAAAATGGGATACTTATCTTATACTTAAAAGAACACAAGGTCATCTTGAAGAAACACCAGATGAAGAAGTATATATATTAGTTACTGAAGATGTAATTAAAGGAATTCCTTCAGGTCCTGAATTCCAAAATGAAGATCTTTATGGAGATGAAGAAGAAAGAAAACAAGCAGAAGATAGAAAAATAATAAAATTAGATCCAGATGACTTTATAGCTGATCCTACTAAATACCCAACAGTAAGTGAATATATAGCAGCATTAGATAGAGAAACAAGACAATTATTAGCTAAAGAAGAATACTTAGAAGGATTAAGATATAGATATCAACGTGATTTAGGAGCAAGAGGAGATGTAGCTTTAACACCAGAAGAAAAAATATCAGCAGAGTCAAGATTAGGTGAAGTAACACCTCAATTATTAGAAACTAGACGTAAAATAGTAAGATATACAAAAATATTAGAAAAAGTAGACCCAGATGGAGATTTAAAGAATCTAGAAATAGACACTTCACAACTTAAAAATATAGTAACGGGTGAAATGGATAAAAAAGTTACTAGTACAGAAAGAAATAAACTTATAGGAAAAAATCTAATAGATAGATATATAAATAAAGTAGATAAAGGAGAAAAATCCAAAACAAAATCGTCATCAATGCCAAGTTCACCTGGAGGTATGAGTGCAGGACAAGCAGCAGGATTAGCAGGAATAAGCGCCCCAGGATTATCAGGATTAGCAGGAGAACCTCAACCAAAAAGCCCTCCAGCTGGATTTAAACCTAATCCTAATAATTTATTAAAAAATGATAGTATAGGAGAAGCAGGATCATTAATGAGATTAGGAGTAAGTTCTCCTAAAGGAGATTGGTATTGGGGATTAAAATATGTAAAAGGAACAAATGATACACCAAAATTAGAAAATAGTGCTTATAAAAGATGGGCAAATTGGAATCCAATAGGTGTTGGAGTGGGGGGAATAAACCCACACACTAAACCAATTTCTAGATACTTTTGGAGTTTATCTAGATTTGAATGGATACCTAAAGCAGGAACTTTTGGTATAAAACATAGGTATTGGCATGGTAAGAAAATAGATAGTATGAGATAATGGAAAATATACAAATAAATAATATTAATAGAATAAACCCTAAAGATAAATCTAGGATTGTTTCTAAAACTTTAAATAGAAAATTTGGTAAAGCAAATGATTATATAGAGTTTCATGTATTTGATATGGGGGGAAGTTTATTATATTCCATAGAAAATTATGAAGATTGGCAATATCCTGACGAACAAGAAGGGACACTAACTAATACTTTATTTGTTGACCCTACTAAAAAACTTCAAGAGATAGGGTTTACTCAAGGTCAATATTCTTGTGTATTTAATTTACAAAGAAAAAAAATCTTTGATACTTTTACAAAATTATTTTACATATATGAAATATCTCCTTCTAGAACAGAATTAAAAATAAAGTCTGAAGCTTACGAAGAAAGTGAAGTTCAAAAAATGGTAGGAAGATATATGAGCGAGATAGGAAATGCTCAGTTTGAAAAAGATTTTATACTTAATTTTGGAGACAATAAGAATATATTAGGAATTAATATAGCATACGATACAGCAAACGAATGTACTTTAATAAAATTATATGAACCTCTTCCAGAAAATATAAATGAAAAATCAAATTTAAGAATATGTGAAGATGTTATAGATCCTATAGAATTTGTAATAGATTTAGGAACAGCAACTCCTGATGATCCTAATATCGCTATAAAAGGACCTAATTTTAGAATAGATACACGTTTAAATGATTCAGTTCCTTCATCTTTTAAAACATATAATAGTTTTTTAGAAGGAGCAAATTCAGCTTCATTATATAACGTATTAAGTCATTTAAGTGAAAGTGTAAAATTATCAGTAGATTACACATTAACAGGTACTGGTTCTTTAGAAACAGGATACCATTTTGAAAATTTTACTCATTTTGGTAGTGCGGAAGAAAGATTAAGAAACTTTAAATATAAATTAGGTTTAATAGAATTATATGAAGCACAAATAGACGATATAGGAACTATAACAGGACCTATATCAAATTCAGTAGCTGTTAAAAATAATAGAAATGTTATAGAAGCAAAAAGAGCTAAAATAATTAGTACTTTTGATGGATATGAAAAATTCTTATATTATGAACAACATCCCTATGCTTGGCCTAAACAACCAGATTTTGGTATAGGAAACTTACAATTAACAGGCTCTGTTTTATTACCTGAATCCTTATATATGGAAGTAGGATTAACAGATTGTGATGTATTTTTTAAACCTTTTAAATTATATCCTACTACTTCAGATGAAGCA